CTAGGTCACGCTCATACCTCACAACAGTGATACGCATGTATGGGTCAATATGGTCCACCTGATGGATATCCTCAGGCTCATACTTGCACAGCTCAGGGTCAGTGCTCACCATGCAGAATATCAACTCAGCCTTTGGCCTTCCGTACAGGTACATGTATGCCCTTAGCTGCCACTCATATGCTTTGTTGTGTGCCTCAGCTGGTGTGCCAGGCCATGTAATCAGTGACCAAGATGTTTTTAAATCAATCACTGTATCATCAGTTAGGATATCACATTCACCGGACAGCTGTACATAGTCAATCCTGCCATAGTGTTTGGTGTAATCTGTGAGCCTAACCTTGTTTAGTAGGTCAATACTATCCTGCTCATGTGTGATACCCTTCTCAATGTACTTTGAATTGATCTGATTCTTATATTCAAATATCTCCTGTTTTACATTGGATCTAATTACCGCCTTAGCTGTCTCGCTCAGCTGCTCTGATTTGTTCCTGGGTGATGTCATAATATCACCCATTTGGTGGGCTCTAATCTTCATACCGCTTCTATTAATTTAATTTGCACCTCATTGAGCTCATAATTGGCCTTGAATTTCTCAATGTTCCATTTCGCTGTACCATCTGCCAATGATTGCACGAATCTCTTCACCAGGTCATCAGATGCTGCTGGCTTTTTTGCCATCTCCTTTGTTGCACTCTGTGCATCATCATCATCTGTGGTGGAAATTGACAGCAAGCTGCTCAATGTGTACCTACGGAAATAGGATATAGCACTACCCAATTTCTGTGGATCCGTGATGTTGGGCAGGTCAATGCATGACTCCACTAAATCACCGCTGTCCACATCTATGAGCTGGCTTACCACCTTGTTCTCTCTGATTGGCTGCATCAATATCAGCCCATAGTCAAAGAGGATAGGCTCTACCGTATCCAGAATGTTGTTTAAATCGGCATACTTAGAATGATGACTCTGAGCATTCCTGTACACCTTACCAATTTGCCTCTTGGCATCCCATACCTTGCGATACAGTGATGCCTGTACTTGTTCTTTCTTCATATTACTGCTTATTTGTTTACAAATGTAATAAAACTATTTCATTTCTGCAATGAAACTATCAAACCAATCAATGAATCCATCCACATTTCTTGCGATAATGTATGTACCTCCTGCCTGTTCAATTGATTCCTGGTATTTTTTCTGTGCATCTGACTGCCTATCCTTGCCATATTTCACCTCAATCTTTATGGACCGGCCTGCAATGGTAGCAGATATATCAGCACTGCCCTTAGTGCCTGTGGTTGGAATGTACTTTCCCTTGCCAATGGTGCGCTCTCTGCCATCAAAATCTGTGTACTTTTTAGGGCCTACAAATCTGCCCATGGTATTGATACGCTCAGCCTGGTATCCATTGAGCTGGATAAATCGAATAATAGTCTTTGTGAGCTCGTTGGCATTGGTCTCCTTGAATGCACTCTGTGCCAGGCAATGCAATGGCACGCTTGGGAATTTAATCTGTAGCTCCTGCAGCTCCAGCTGCTTTAGCCTTTCTCTTGTTTGCTTGTTCATTTTCTATTTGTTTTAGCATGTTATATACTGTTTTCCTGGATACACCTAACACCTCGCTAGCTGTAGTCTTGTTTAGCTCAGGATTGGCTTTGAACATTGCCTTTAGCATAGCATATTTATCACTGCCTGCTGTTTTGCCTGCTTGCATCAATTCGTTTTTCTCCTTTACATCCTGTTTTACCAGCTTGCTCATGTTGATAAAGTACTCACTTAGCAGCTCAGCCCTCAAAATATTCTCCTTGCTCACATGCTCAATCTGAGATCCTTTCTCCAATATGGACCACAATGTATTGAGCAGCAATGCAAACCTGGGAATATAGCTCTTTTGTTTGGGCAGCATGCTCTTCATGTATTCATTTTCATCATCGGAATTCTGAATATCCGTGAGCTTGTCATGTATGCGTATCCATTCCTTGTTGGCATCATCACTGAATGTTACATCCATGGTAAGTATATCACCCTTATCAGTCATCTTGAAATAGGCTGAATCAATTCTGTATTTAATTTGATGCAGTATACCTATCCACATTTCACTCATCACCTTATCCATGCTGTTGGCATTGTAGTGATTGACCCTCAGCTCAGGATAGCTGATCAGTATTCTGTCCACAAATCCATTCTCTTTGTTCTCACCTGTGGTGAATTCATCAAATACGGATGGCTGTATACCACCCAATACAGGTATCATTGGCTTATCCACAAATGCACTTTTGGATGTTTTCCTATTCAATGATATGCTGGTGCCGGACCAGGATGAGAGCCAAAACTCCAGGTCACTTCCTTGCCTGTATTTGTTCATATCCTTGAACCATCCAGCGAGCTCATCCTTAAACACCCCAACACTATTGGGATTCTGCTCATGTAGGTCAATTAATGCCTCCAGCGTAATGTCACCTACCAGGAATTGCTTGCTCACAGGTTTCTCCACATACTCCGCATACTCCTTTTGCTTTTTATCCATGGCCTCATACTCCCTGTACTTGGCATATTTCCTGGCATATTCCTTTTGCTCTCTGATATTCATCTCCCTTAATGGAAATATTATCTGATTTATGGATGGCGTTTTACCTATTCCTGGCTTACCCACCACTGCAATCCATAGGGATGCTACCTCATACCAACCCTGCTTGACCTGCATTCTCAAGCTATTGCCAATTATTACTGAGAGCACCCATAGGAATGAGCTGCCCATGTAGTCAATTGACAGGCCCAATGTATTGGCTGATTGCAGCATATAGCTCTGTACCTTCTCGGGAAATATCTCAATGGGGAATTGTTGCCTGGTTATTTTCTCCTCCTTGGGCATCACAACCTTTGGCACATCCACCTTAGGCATCGCCCTGGATCCATAACCTTGCTCATACAGATCCTTGCCTGCTGCTGTCATATCACCGTTATGGTATTTGTATGCGTATATGGCGAATGGGGAAAGCAATTGCTCTGCTGGATATATGGTACCTGTGCTGAACAGATACATACATCCACTATCCTGGTACACATATCCGGAATGTGGACTCTTTGCCCCATGCCTGCGGATGATATATGCTGAATTGGTCCTCCTTGTAATATCAAAATCACCCGAAATCAAATCCAATGCTGAGTATTGGCTGTTATAATCTGCCCATGGACTAATTCCCTCTGTTTGAAATGAACCACTTTTTGGCTCCTCTGTGGGCATATCTCCTGTGTAATGATACGTTCGGCTTATTTCCCATATTATCTCGCGCTCCTCAGGTGTAATGTACTGCATATCGTGATACCTTCGCTTGCTTAGGTAATTGTCATACAGCACCACCATGCCACCAATCCCCCTAGTCTCAATGATTGCCTCGCTCTGCCCCTTCAATGTGGCTATTTTGGTATTACCTGCCACATCAAAGCACCTGTACAGGATATGGAAACCAGCGTTTTTTGTTTTGACAATGGTCACCTTTGACATAAAATCCTCAATATTGTCCTCCAGGAATTGCAGGAATTCAGCCCACCATTCTTTTTGATCCTTTAATCCCACAATCACCTTAAGGTCCACATCAATGCACTCCACATCATTGTAGCCACATATCAACCCAAACAATGGGCTATCCAATGCCTCCACCTCATCCGGTGACCTGTGCTCTTTTTGGTATTTTTTCCAGGCACCTTTGGGCCGCTTATCCTCCTCTACCGGAATGATGCTATAGCCCTCACTTGCTAACTTTCTTAAGTACGTTTTTTTCATTGCTTTTTTCCACAAAATTAGTATTAATTGACATTTACCTCAATTCAGTGTGTAAATTTACACACTTTTTACACACCGTTACACACTCATTTACACACTCAAAGTATCAGTATTTGCTGGGCTTAAGAGCCAAAAGTGTGTAATTACACAGTGTGTAACGCGAAAAAATAGTTTTTTCAAAAATGAATTGATTTTTTTCTACTGCATATAGGTGTGTGTAGTGTGTAATTACACACTCGTTACACACTCCAAAACCTCTTTGAATTGACAGATATCAACGTCCTCAATGCTGTCATATACATCACGCTCCATTGGGATGTTTACATACATTATTGCTGTGCCATTAACATAATCAATCTTGCGTAATCCAAATACGCTCTTGCCATCAAGCATGGCCATATAATCAGCCCTGATGTGCTTGATATATTCAAAGTATATGGTATCATTCATGTGCTCAAACATCCTGGCCATCTTGATTCCATAGATTACTGTCGCATGGTCCTTACCGAACAACCTACCAACCTGCTCCAATGTTAAGCATTTCCTCAATTCTTTGTACATGTAGAAACGCTGGTACACCAATTCCCTATTCCGTTTAGATGTTTTCAGCCCATACATCTCTATGAGCTGTACCAATTCATTCATTTTGTGTATCATATCTCCTCAATTTTAACTATTAAACCTGGCCACATGGGAAACTTTTCCCTGGCATGCTGGCTGTCATAGGCAAATATGGCCATGTATCCCAGCTGCCACTCACTTGGGCCTTTAAATTTGTACGTCACTCTCCACTGCTTCATCCTCTGTTGGCAAAATAATGAACAATAAAACCAATCGCAGGGATGATAACAAACACAGGCCAGCCAATCCATACCAGCATACCCCACCAAATCAATGCACAGGCCACAGCCAATGCCATCCAAATAATTACATAATGTTTCATTCCAATTCTTTTAGGACCTCATCCATGGCTACCAATGTATGGCACAATTTCAGGGTCAATTCTGATATTATTATTTTTTCCACATGCAGATGATCTCTGTGCTCTTTGGCCAATTCATCTATCCAATCGCATACCTCCATGAAATGCTCGTCAAAGCTTGCCATACTGCTCAATTTTGATTTGACATATTCGCATGTAGTGATCCAGGTTAAAAGATCCGCCCCTATCGAAGCTCACAGATTGATCCCTCCACCACTTGACTCTCATCACCAATGGGATGGCCATGTGCCTTGGCTCAATCCTCTTCTTCTTGTTCTTCCCAATAGTACCCATTTCCGTTACAATTTTCACATTCAACATCTTTAACACATCCGCCACAACATGTGGATGCCGGCCTGCTGCAGGCTCCAATGATTTCAACCCAGCCTTTGCCTCTGCAATCCTCACATTTTACCTCTACCGCATACATAGCTCTTCAATGTTTTTCATTATTAAACCATAGGACCTGATGGTCACCTTGATATTGGATTCAGCGGATGCAATCTCCTGTTCAATTCTTTTCCTGTCCTCCACCGTGATGGCACGCTCATAATATTGCTGTAAATTTTCCAGCGTATCCTGGTGCCTCATCACCAGCTGCCACATATCAGATGCTGCTGCCTGTAGCTTTTGAATCAATTGCACTGTCTTCATAGGTAGGTTTCAATTAATCCGACTAAAATACTCATCACTATCCCTGTCAATAGTGCCTTAATCAATAGTTTTGTGTGTTCTGACATCTCAATTAATTTTAAAGTAGTTATCTGTTTTCAAGTAATTCTGCCAATCCGCGAATGTAAAATTATCCGCATCATCATATTCGGGCATACTCATGTGTAATGTTTGATATTCTGTGCCATCCTCCATAATAATGATAAAAGACATTTGGCTTTGCAAAGGAATAATCAATTCAATTTTGTTTGTTTTCATACTGCTGTTTTTTAAATTAGACATGCACAATGATAATCATAATTTACATAACTGCAAAATTTTATTCTTTTTTTTCCACAAAATTAGACATTCATTAGACAAAAAAACCGGACCACAAGGGCCCGGTTAAGCAGTAAGAAAAAAACTAATTGAGGAAATTAGCGCCTTTTGAACAGCAATTTAAACAGCTTGCCCAATATCCCGGATGCATCATTAACAGTCACATTCAAACCGCTCTCTGATCGCTGCAATAACACATCCAATTTTTCTGAATCAATCTCTATGGTGGTTTTACCATCCTTTCTGATCACGTTTACATCCACCTTTTTTCCATCAATGTGGAATTCAATATCTTTTTTTGGTTTACTCATGGCTCAAATTCTTTAAGTAGGCAATAGCTAACTACACGCTGATGGCTTTTAAACCATCCCATTAGCTGCCTGTATTTTTCAGGATTGTTTGGCACCTGGCATCCCGCACTCCAGGCATTGATATCATGCTTTATTGTTTGTGTATTGATATCATGTGAATTCAGATGAAAATTGATACCATACCATCCAGGTATTCCTGGACCAATCTCCTCTGATTTATTATCCTTATCACCATCCCTGTGAACAATTACAGGCGCACCTCGCTGCAATAGCCCAGCTATCTTATTCCTGTGCATGCCATAGTGCCACACATCATAGTACCATCTGTTGCTGTCAAGGATTGCAGCACCATGCTTGTTGAATGATTCATAGTGCTTTAATATGGTCACCCCTGGATTGGTGGTACCGGACATGACCATGACAAACTTATCCTTGTCAAACACATAAAACTTATCATCAAACTTATTCGGAATATCCTCATTAGAACGCACGCCCAGAATCCACCTTCCCTCAGGCAAGCCCTTAAATGTATTCAATTGTGCTACCCTATCAAGGAGCTGCTTATCAGTGTACGGCCGTACCATTGGTATCTGCTTTAATTACCTTGTAAATATAGCGATATTTTGGTTTGATATGCTCAAGGCTGTCTACCTTTTGATTGATGCTATCCACAGCATGTTGATTCTGTGCCTTGAGATCCTCAAGATACCGCTCAGCTTGAATGGTTACCTGGTCTTTTGGTGCATCTGCCTGCTGCTGTTTTGGCACAGGTGCGAATATCAATGCTATGGCTCCGACAATTGACGTGATAATTAGGGCCTTATTTTCCATTTAAGCGCGTATTTAGTTGTTCTTGAAATACTATTTCCTGCAGTAGCTGTTTATCACGTACACGCTCCTGGTCACATTCATTTACCTGCTTTTTTAATGATGTTATTTCACTGTCCTTAGATGTAATCAATACCCTGCCAAGATATATTAATCCAATCAGTAACACAAAAAACAGATAGGTAAATGGTGACCTAATGAATGTTTGAAAAGATAGCCTGAAAATTTGCTCCTGTGCCATGTACGTACTTATACGTATTTATGCAAATCTGTTTTAATTTGTCAGATTCTGACCAAAGAGATTGATATCAGTATAGCTTACCCCATCAATAGTACATGTTAGGTCAAATAGGATGATGCCCTGATCAGTAAATACCCACAGCTGGCTGTCACTTAATACCCTGTACTTAGCTCCATCAACCTCGTTTAAATTATAGGTCATTTCGTTGAATGAAAACCCGTCTGATATTTTAGTGATGTTATACATATCTCTTTGCAAAAGCATATTGGACCGCTGATGTGCTGGCTGTGGATGATGGCTGCACAGCAAATATAATATAATTGTTTACGGTCTCGTCAAATGTAATTGAGCCCAATGTGCCTGTAGCCACAAAATCATCCGGAGATGTGGCACCTGTATTCAAACATTGCAAGTTATTTGTGCTTGGATTAATAAGTAAAGATCTTCTACTTTGGCTAAACCATTGAGATGCTGTAATGGTTTGAAAAGTACCCATCAATGTGGCACCTGTCAATGAATCAGATGTATTCAAATACACACTAAATGCAATAGTGCCTGTTGTTGTTGCCACTCTTATGGCCCTGGCCTCAATTTCAAGCAAAGTTAATGCACTAATTGTATTGGCAGGTATTGTAATTGTAGCGCTTTTAGTTATGGCAGTAACACCTGTAACATTTGTACCTGTCACAATTCCCAATGATGGGCCTCCTGATACCACTAAATTACCACTACCCAATACAGATGATCCGTTAATGGTCTTGATATTGGTGCCTGATACCAGGGAATCCTGCTTTCCGAGTATTTGGCTCTTGAGGTAATCAAATATATTAAACATTAGTACATCTTATTCAAGATAAACAATTCACTATAAATACTATTTGCTGCATTAGCTGCACCCCATTGTGCTGTGATATCTAATGTATTTGAAATGGTGGTATCAAATGTGGTATTATTAATGATGCTGAAATTTTTACCTTCAAAATTAGAACCGGAATTTTTAATATATGAGAATATACCACCGGATGCAATTGATGCCACTCCTGCTGCACCAATTGAACGAATGGTAAAATATATATTTATTTCCCAATGCTTATTGGTAGATGTATCCAATGCAATTACACCTGTATCTGCCAACAAAACTAATCCAGACTTAACTCTCAATTCAATAGTAGCTGAATTATTACATGAAATATGACCAATCAATTTTGCATGGAATGAATCACCTACTTGAAATCCATTGGCTGGCACATTTAAGGAGCCAACACCTGTGCCTATTAAAGATATTTCTGTGGTGGTGTTTGTTATAGATGTGCTATTGGCTGTCTGTGCAAACAGGCCTTTATTCGCTGAGCTTGTTATGTTTATGGTAGTTGTTGCCATTATAGTGTAATATTTATGGTATTATTCTCTGTTGTGGACATGCTGAATGTATCCTCCAGCACTCCATTAACGTATAGCTGATATGTTGTGTACATGTCACCGCATGCCTCAGGTGCTGCAGGACCATTCTCAAAATCATAATTGTCATATGGGATATCACACCAATTCAATTCATTATACACATCGAAGTTAACCAACATGGTCCAGCCTGCCACCATATCCTGCCCCTCATTAATGAATGGCTCAATGGTAATGTCATCAGTGATATCCACGAATTCTGTCCACCTGTACTGTCTAAATGTGGTATTCAAATCATTCACTATGCTCAAGCAGTCAGAATGCACCTCGTTTATCTGCCTGTATTCTGAATGATTGTATTTATCACAGATGGTGATTGTAGCGCTCATCTGCACGCTTGTTTCGTTGACATTACCAGGTGCCAATGTGACCACCATTAATGGATATTGAGCAGCATCCCGGCTGATGGCATCAAGGAAATCACCCTGAAAGAATTCATTTATTTGCCGGTGTGCGCTTGCTATCTCGCTGAGCTCGCGCATTACCTGGTTTAATGTCCTTAGCATTTAGGTATTGCTTTAATTTGTCAATTTGTTTCTGTGATATCTTGAATTTCATACTATCCAGCCTGTTGGTGTGTACCCTGTTCTGTCCTTTCTAACTGCCTCATGTTCACATGGGCTCTGTACATACTCCGGAAACATCACACCACCATCATCCTTAAGGTATCCAATCAATCTCTCCTTGTAAAAATATGCATCCTTTCGTAGCTGGTCACGCATTACCTTACTTTGACTATCATCATTGGCTGTCATTGTCTCATCAGACTGCCTTCCCACGCTCTTGTTTGTGAGCTTTTCATTGAGCAATGTGGCACTCCTGTAATCAACGAATGCCACCAGGCAAGGAATGACATAGTCATTCATCAATGTAACATAATCCGGATTGGTCCAATCATTATTCTGTACCCTAAGCAGTAGCGCCTTGTATAAAGGTGTACCTGTTGCTGGCTGGATGTGCATATCCTGTGACCGCTTGATGATTACTGTGAGCAGTTTTGTATCTGTATTGGGATGTATCAACCCCAGCTTGCGGATGTTTTCCGCTGAAATTAGGTAATTCATTGTTTACGTTTTACGAGATTCTGCATCCATATGTGACGGCACCATGGTGTGGTTTTACCTGTGTCTGGATTGGTATAGTATCCACCTCTGTATCTCCAAACATCTCTGCCTTCCTGTGAGCTAATTATTGAGAGCTCATCCCTGGAATATAGCCTATCTAATCTAAGCAATGCTAGGCAGAAATTCCTTGATTTGGTTTTCACAGGTGGTACATCCTTTCGCGTTTCATAGCTGTAGCGTATCTCATATTGTGGCTGCTCTGCTCCTGGTATCTGATTGACCACCTGCCCTCCTGTTGATGTGACAGAGCCACCTGTACGCACACCCTCAGCATCAACGGATGGCTTTTCATACAGGCCCAGGATCACTAATTTCTCAATCACCTGGACAATTACCTGCAATGGCTCACCTGTTGCCTTGGCAATTGAGCCTGCCTCCTCATCATCCTCCTGTAGCAATGTCAATACAGCCTTTTCAAAGTCAGTAAGCTGCACCATTATTTGACCAATCTCGTCAAACATCTGCTGCTCTCTGCTGAATACCTCCTCAGATGGTGTATCCCATTCAACAGGCACGCTCTTAATTATCTCAAATTGCTCCTTTAGCTCGCCATGTTTCTCAAATAGCTCAATGCTTTGGTCTGAAAACAGCTGTTTGTGGTTACAAAAGTCCATGCCTGCGCTCTCCAATCCCACTATCTCGCGAGCTTGTGCCTCTGCAATGGTAGGGAATGATGCCAATAGTACCTGTAGCGCTGCCTCAGGTGTTAATACTCCCTCCTTGATGGCTGCCACTACATCAATAATTGACGCAATCTGTGCCCCATTCAATGCTGTTTTTGCCACATCAATCTCTCCAGCTGCTAATGGATCCGCTGCCACATCAGCTGCAGGTGCTGCTGCATCAACTTGTGGTACAGTTCCTATAGGTGTAACATCAACGAGCTTGAGTATTGCAGATGAGCCACTCAATTGCGCCATGTAGTTTATCATCCATTCTATCTGCTTTTGCCTTGAGCTCACATAGGTCACCTTGAATATCTCAAACAAATCTGCAGATTCCGCTGCATTAAATGAGCCCTGCTGAATGATACCAAATAAGGTAGGTGCTGTGATGCTGTGAGCTACCAGGATATTCTGCTGCACAGCTCTCTCTGTCATTTCATAGCGCTTATCCAGGTCATTGCCCGACAGCTGCATTACAGATGGTGCATCATCCTTGGTCTGGCTGAATGTGATTATTATTTCCCCAGCTGATTCAATGGATTGCACAGGGCCTTTAATCTGCTCCTTAATTTTGCGCTCCTCCTCAGCTGTCTCAGGGAAACCACCAGGCAGATTAATCAAGGTGCCTGCCTTAAATCCGTTGCTGATTTCAAACATGTGGAACCTTGATATGTCGCAATCAGTTTGGATGGCTGTAATTCCA